AATTTCTAACTCACTGATTGTAAGTCAGTTAGAACTCCATCGACCTGATGTGAATAGCACCAATGTCCATCATCCAAGTTGAGTACATAGTGGTCATGCATACTCACCTCGTCTACCTCCTGCCCATACTTCTCACCTGGGTGGTAGGTGCGCTCGATAGCGGTTACGCTTGCGGTCTTCTGCGGGTTACGTCCGAACCCGCCTCGGTACACCACCCGTGTACCTACACGGATGAGTCGTTCGTTTGTGAATTTTGTTTTCATTATTATCTCCAATTATTTTCGTCTTTCCAAATCCATACCTCGTCTATGACGTGTCCTTTCGTGCGCTCCATGTACGCTATGTGGTTGTTCATGTGCTGTTCGTCGTTGAACATTCGGGTATACCCCCAGCCACTGGGCTTGCCACGCATGGCATCACCCCTGTATTGGCTGTAAAATTGTAGTGTTACTTTAATCATTGTAGTCGTGTTAAAAAGTGTTGGTCAATCGGTTGTTCGTCTGTGCAGTCCGCCCATATCTCGTACTCCTGCAAGAGTTCTTCGGCTGTTTTGTCGAAGTTGTAGCCCTCGTCCCGCATATCCGCCCATCGTACCGCAGCACGCAGGGTTTCGATGCCATGGTCAAACCTTGGTTTGGGAAGCAGGTCAAATCGTGTACCCCTGAAGGCATCCTCCAGAAGTCGGGCGTTGCCACCATCGGCTTTCATGTACGCCATGATCAACGCGCACTCGAATCCACCCGCTGTTTTCATGCGCTCATACAGAGCGTCTATTTGTTGTTGTGTTTTCATACTCTTGGAGTGTTTAAAGGTTCAGTATTCCATTCGGTTTTGATTTCATCCCATACTGGCGCATGGTTCCACCACGCTTGCGCTCTGCGCTGTAAGTACTTTCCTTCGCCAGAGGCGATGCGCACCCACTGATTACCGTACACGCTCCGTTCAGCGCGTCCATACATTATCCATTCCATCATGCTCCGTGGTTTACAAAGATTTCACGTTGTTCTTCGAGGTCGTAGATAGCCCGCTCCCCGCGCTTCGCAGCGAGTTCGAGCGCATCCTTCATGTCATCGAGTACATTGCACAAGTCGAAGACAATCTTGCCGTCTTCAACCCATGTGCCTATGACTGCGCTACCTGACTGATTTAGTTCAAGCCCTGCTTGGTAGAACAGGCGATTGTACAGGTGCTTGAAGGCTGATTCGTTGTCCATGTCGCAGGATTTCTCGGGTACGATTCCGCCCACTACATACCCATACTTGGGTACATAGTACTCGCCGTTGTCCATTACTCCTACGGAGGAGCCGCCAGTCAGCATCGTGCTGCCGTATGCGAAGCACATAGCTTCGTCGAAAGTTAGTTGTTTCATCAGTGGATGAGGGTTAAGGTGAACACGGATGCACAGATAGCTAAAGCTATCGAGTACACAAAAAGGATTTGAAGTAGATATTTCATATCTCGAAGTTTACAATGTTTAACGATACGTTTTGGTCGAAGGCATCGGCTACAAGCCGACAGCCCTCGTAGTCGTGGATGTATGTGAAGTATGCATACGCATCCACCATCTCATCCAAGGTGAATTCAAGGAAATGATTATACATTTCCTGTCCCGATTAAGTCCTCCAATCGCATCTGCTCGTCGCAGCATAGCGCATCCCACTCTGCCGTGCAGGTCAGGGTAGAACCGAGGAGTTGAACATCGTTGAACAAGGCCGAAGCCATCTGCGCTTTCTTGCGCTGGGTGGTTGTGCTGTTAGGCATGAGTTAGAAATTTTGATTGTTGACTGATTTGACAACGCCGCAAAGATACGGCTTATTGTCCATGATTCCAAATTTATTTTAGCACCCTAAAGGGTGATTAGTCGATGACATCGTACATCTCCCATGTGGGAGCGTCATCATGCCAGCACACCACGTGGTGCGATTCGCAGGCAGGCTCGAACACGTAGTCCGACGAAGCTACTTCTTTGAAGTAGCAGTGCTCATCACCCTCTTTGAGGATGATGTTAACAGCCCAGTTCGCGGCACTCTCCGCGTCTGGGAAGTTCCGCTTACAGCGAAACTCGCCGCCCCCCACGAACGGGAAGACGAAAGCATAGATTGGTTGAGACATAAATCGAAGATTTAAAAGGTTTAACACAATAAAAGTGATGACACTCCCTTAGAAAGGGAGGTCATCAGAGGTTGGGCAAGTGGCAGCAATCAAGGCTTCAGCCTCAAGGCGGGCAGCCTCGAGCTGTGCAGAGCGGAAGCGAGCCATGGCTTCCTCTGGCGACTCTCCTGGAAGGAGAGTGAGCTTCATCTGCTGCTTCTTGCGAGCCTTTGGCTCAGCAACAACAACCTCTTTACGAGGTTCGAACGGTTGAGCATCACCTTCGGTGATGGCGTGAACTACCTTGGTCTTGGTGACCTTGCCAACTTTGTTGGCGGTAGCTGACTTAGCTTGAGCTTGCTCAAGCCCTGCGGCAGACGACCGCTTTGGTCGACGAACCTTGCCAGCAGCTTTCGCTGCTTTGGCCTTGGACTTGGCCTTAGCCTTCGGCTTAGCCTTGGACTTAGCCTTTGGCTCGGCAGCCTTCGGCTCTACCGACTCGATGAGAGCCACCAACGATGCTAAAGCATCGACAGCTACCTTCTGCTTAGCAGAAGTAGGGTTGAACATGAAGCTGTTTACAGCTTTCTTAGTTGCCTTCAGCAACTCGGAGTGATTGATGGTGTTTGCCATAACTGTTAGATATTAAGATTAGAATAAGAATTCACAGAATTCCATTCTTATTCTAATCTATATCTATTTTCTCCAACTCCCGCGATCTCCGTAGGAGATTCACGCTGTTGGTAGCTAACCATGCTAGCATCGAAGATGCTTCAGCGCGGTTAGGTGAAAGCCGTCGAAATCAATGGGTTAGCTAACCTTCATGAATGAAGGTTGTTGATGGTTAACCGAAGGTTAGGGGGTGGTTGTCCCGATGTTCCCCATCTCAAACCTATGGTTTGTCCCTTCCAATTCAATCATCACTTTAACCAACCAATCGTAACTTACTGATAACCAATGCCTTGACAGCTGTTACATAAAGCTGAAATGTATGCGGCATCTTACGATGCATCATGGGTACGGGGGTCGCGAAGCGCGTTTCGGTCTCGCGTGCGCATCGCTGTAGGGTATACATTATCCCCCACCTCTGTATTACTCACCATTTTTTTACCACGATCGGCCATTTTCGACGTTTTTGGCGAGAGGAATAATCAACAGAGTTATCAACACGCAACCAGAATATCATGTAATTAACTGGAAATCAGTCATTTTATTAATCAGGTATTCGTTGATACAAGGGTTGCATTTTTAAAAAAAAAGCTGTAACTTCGCCAAAGCTCTGTTAGCGATAAAGCTTCGAAGCTGTTTTTAGAAACTAAGAAGCTACTTTAAAGGGTTTGTCTGGGACAAACAAAACAGACACCACGAAGCGTAAATCAATCTTAACCAGTGAGCTGTATAAGCCATAAGTCTGTCTAGTTTATATTTGCGTCATGGCAAGAAATTACAAAAGGGAATACAGGTTATTTCAGTCAAAACCCAAGGATATTATTGAGAGGGTTAAGAGGAACAGGAATAGAGCGAAGGCAGAGAGGGAAGGTAGGGTTAGGAAAGGGGATAATAAGGACGTTCATCACAACGGATCCAAAACCAGGGTGCTTCATAGGAGCGTCAACAGGGGTATGAATAGTAGAAATTCATCATCAACACAGGGAGATCGTAATGCACGCGGTTAGAAAACCATCGGGTACAAGGGTTAAAAAGGCCCCCACCCCTACATATAAAGAAGGGGGTATTTTAGACAGACTTAAGGCTTTTTTTAGTGGTGAAAAGGACCCCCCAAAAGGGGAAAATATGTCCATGATGAAGACTATTGAGCCACGTGTCCCAGAGGGCGGTTTTATCCCAGATAACACCTTTCTTTTGTCTCCAGCAGAAGCAGTAACTGACTTTGTTGGCCCCAAAATCCCTGATGAGTACAAAGCACCAAGCCTTGTGAAGCTCAGTGACTACCTTCTTGACTACCCAGAAACGTACAGAAACGCCGTTATGGCCGCCTCGTACAAGGAAACAGGCTCCAGGGACCCAAATAAGCAGCGAATAACCGAAGAAAGTGGGAATTACAGCACAGCTGACAGGGTTTTGGGCACTTTTGGCCGCACATTGCGACCAGAATACGGTACAGGGGAGTTTACACCCGAAGGAAACGCTATTTTTGATACCACGGCTGTAAATAGGGATCTTGTACGTAACCCAGAAGGCTTATTTAACGCTGTATATGGCGATAAATTCAATAACGAAGGTGAGGGTTATAAATATAGGGGTAGGTCATACCTTCAGTTTACTGGAAAAAGCAACTACGAGGCCAGGGATCGTAACAGAGAAATACGTAAGTTACTTGAAGGTAAAAGCCTGGTAGATAATCCCGATTTAATTATGGAGCCAGGGGTGGCAGAATTAGCCACGGTGGACTTCCTAAACAGGGGCCAGGGATCCCAAGCCAGAGCGCTTAAGAAAAAAGGGGCTATATCGGTGAAAAAGACGAAAGATATGTCGCAGGCGGACGCAAATCTGTTGGTCGTTATGCAGGTGTCTGGAGGTAGTTTCAGCCGCACCACACTTGAAGGTTTAAAGAAGATGGATAAGGAGACAGGGGTCGAGAGAGCCAACTACGAGGAGCTCTATAACACTTTGAGAAATTAACTATATTTGCATTATGTACGCAAAGAAAAAATACAAGCCGATGTACGGCAATGGTGGCAAGGACACAGAAATGATCATGAAGATGCAGGAAGGTGGTCGCATGAGAAAAAGAAGGGTAGCTACAATGCAAGAGCTAAGACCAATCTCACCTAGATTGATCACTCAGAGAGAATACTACAACCCCCTCCCAGAAGACGACTACCGTAACGATCCTTACTTTCGTAGACCCCGAATGGCTTTTGATGCTGAACAATACTCAGGAAGAGCAGGATATGGAAAAACAGCAGCGGAGAAAGAAGCAAATATAGACCGAAAAATCATAGACGAAAACAGATCTATGCTTTTAAGTGGTCGAGGGTTAGAGCCTATGATGTACTTGGTGGATAAATACATGAAAGGTGGAACCGTAAAGTATCGCTCTGGCGGTATGATGGAGTATGAGAACGGAGGCATTGTAAAGAAGTACCAGAACGGAGGAACCGAAGACAACACACCAGATGTTAGGGTAGTTTCAAAAGACACCTATCTTACCTCTGATGAGCCACAGGCGGGTCAGGACTACATAATTATGGTAGATGGAAAACCAACAGACTACCGAAAAGAAGACATGCCTAACTTTTATAGATCTTACGGTATTGACGGCAAGCAGTTAGATACGGTATATGGTGAGTTTTTAAATCAGTTCCCGCGCTCTTCTAAAGACGCATCAGGCGAAAGATCATACAGACAAACCCAATTAAACAAAGTCCTTGCTGACGTTGGGGCTATCGCAAGGGGGGATGCAGATGAGGTTAAGACGGTTACACCTGGGGCTTTCTCTAAAGATGAACTCGGTAACATGCTTAGATCTGTAGTCAGGGGTGGTGAGGCTACCCGTAGCAGGGAGTTTGAAGGTAGATATTCACCTACTGGGCAAAAAGGAACCCCCAAGAACGTCAATGCTGACGAATTCTTGAGGGCTCTTGCTGAAAACTACAGAAATTAATAGTTCTCTAGAACAAACTTATCGTAGCTGTTTTGATCTCCTACAATTAAGGAGACCTTATCTGACGGTTCAACAACCCTTACACCCACATTTCCCAGGCTGTCTTTTACAACGTATGCGCTGTATGTGTCCTGGTAGGTGCTTTTTCTGTCGTATAGGTCGATAATAACCAAGGAGCCTACCTTGAGCGCCGTGGAATTGATACCAGACAGTGAGCTTCCAGGCAGAAGCTGTCTCTTGCTGGCCCTTTGTGTCATGTTACCATCCGAGTCCACAAAGAAGATATCGGCGAAGGTGTAGTCTTGATAATGAAAGTTTGCAATATCAATGTTGTATTGCACTACTTGTTGGGCGTTTACTGTTGATGCCAACGCCAAGGCAAAGATTAAAATAAGATTTTTCATAGCAAATAACTGTTTTAAATTGTTTCGTAAATTCGGTTTGCTGATCTCAATATACGATACAAATTCATTCGATCCAAATTTTTTTTCTAATTTTGCTATATTCAATCGTAGATTGAAAAAATATTACCACAACCCTCGGATTAAACGAATCAACCCTGCTTGGGTGGCAAATAAAAATGAAATTAAGCAAAAACCTATCGCTAAAAGAAGCGACAAAATCAAACACGGCGACACGCCTGGGTATCAAAAACGAGCCTGAGCAATGGGAAATAAATAACCTACGCGCTATAGCCGAGAATATCTTCCAGCCTGTACGTGATCACTTCGGCGTTCCGATCGGGATTAGTTCAGGTTATCGATGCAAAGAGCTAAACAAGGCTATCGGGGGAAGCAAGTACTCTCAGCATATGATCGGGGAAGCTCTCGACATAGACGCCGATATCTACGGGAAGGTGACCAACGCAGAGATATTCAACTACATCAAGAATAACCTAGAGTGGGATCAGATGATCTGGGAGTTTGGGGATGACGAAGAACCTAACTGGGTGCATGTATCTTATAAAGAAGCTGGCACCAATCGAAAACAGCTTAGGAGAGCGTACAGAGACGAGAAAGGTGTTTATTACAAGAATATATAATGGCAAAGCAAGTAAATAGCTACGCCCCGCAGGACACCAACGTAAGTCGCCCTGGGGTACACGCCAAGACGAAGACGTCTAAGAACAAGCGTAGTAAGAACTACAAGAAAGCCTATAGAGGGCAGGGGCGTTAAAGTGCGTTATAGAAACGCTGCACCGCTAGCCTACCTTTCTGCGATAGCGCATAGCGAACTCTGTAGTTATATTTTGTCTCGTCACGAAACAAGTGATCCTCTAGCGTCTGCGAAGGGGTGAGCTTGTCGAAATGCTTGTACAGATACCCCATAGCCGATAACGGGTAGATCATCCTGTCGGCAAGGTTCTTCTTGTTCATCCCGTACTCCTCGGCTACCCACGCTATAGTAAAGAACTCCAGGTCATAAAGGAACAGCATAAGCTGTAGATATGACTTAGTGAGGTCTGGATGACTATCTAGGAAGTCATTCGTAGCGCTACGTAGGTTCTTTAGATGGTTTTGCTTTACGTATTTATCTGGGAGTCTGGAGAACTCCCTAAACATCCTGCTCTTTCTAACCGTTGACCTAGGCATATAAAATGTGTCGTATATTTGAATTAAACAAATTTACATCATGAACCCTAAAGACACCCTCTTCTTTGCCGAAATGTACTCCCTCGTCAAGAAGATGGAGGAGACTATAGAGGATTTCGATATGAAAGAACGAACCCTCGCGTCTATCGTAATAGGTGTTATCGACCATGAGGCAATGGAAAGTGATGCGGACCACGCAGAGATGAAAACCATGTATAGCTTTAACCTAGAAAGCCGTGAAGAGCTTGAAGCGTTGAAGCAGGTTATGGATGGTGCCTACAAGGACGACGACGACATAGATCTAGATGGTCTCCTTGGTGATCTGGGCATATCCCTAAACTAATGCAAGGACTTATCAGGAAGATTATTGTCGGCAAGGAGCCGAAAGACGGTATGGCGTACTATATCGGTATGCGTGCAGGCAAAGGAGAAGTGTCGGCTATCTTGGAAGATGACCATCATCTTCATAAATTTGCAAAAAAAAGATACCTAATCTACATCGAAAACGATGAAGGTACCTTACTTTGGAAGTGCATAGACGATATGCCCTGCATGCTCGAATTTGACTTAAATTTTTAATTAAATGAAAACCTTTGATTTGTTTATTGTTAAGCTAGAAAAAAGGCTTAACGATACAATCACGACCAATAATGGTCTAGAACTCTACATAGACACAAGATTTCATGAATTTGACAAAAGAATCACAGAAGGGCCAGTCACCGCTGTCCCGTTTAAGTACGATACGGGAGTCAAGGTGGGTGACACACTCTATTTCCATCATCTCGTTGTTGTTAACGATGGTCAGCCTCTTGTTGGTGAGGATAATCACTACTTTGTTCGTTTCGATCCTCAGCATACCGTTAATAACCAGGCTATTGCTTACAAGTGTCAAGAGACTGGTAGGGTATATCCGCTGGCGGGGTGGTCGCTTCTCAAGGGAGTGGAGGAAGACGAAGAACCAGAGTCAAGTACTATCGAAGTTGTTAGACTTAAGGATAAACCTGTCACGAAAGGCATGGTCGCATTTGAAGCGCCTTGGATTGACGCGCTTGGTCTAAAAATTGGTGATGTGGTAGGGTTCAAGAAAAATATGGACTACCGCATCAAAATCGACGGGGTAGAATACTACAGGACCCGTGCAGAAGATTTGATGTATGTCGAAGTCTAAGTTTACCACGATATCCGCCTCTGAACGCCTTATGGAAAGTATGGAGGTAGCCATAAACAATATGATCGAAGAGGTAAAAAAGCCTGTCGATCCAGAAGCGGGCGGGTCAGCGCGTAAGGCTGAGCTCCAATCCATAAAGCAAACGGCTATCGACTGTAAAGAGCTTTTGGTGGAGCGCCAGAAACTAGAACAAATGGTTAAAGAACTCAGAAGTAATGGAGAAATCGAACAAGACAAAGACTACTCAGGTGGATTCGCAGAACGCTTCTCGAAATGAGGCCAGCGGACTTATCTATTGGGAAGACTATGTGTTTGATAATCAGTCAGATACGGCTGGTTACTTAAACAATAACTTTAATATAATCTACGATGCCATGCCAGCACGAAGTAGCACTGACTGAATACACCACCCCTTTAGACTACCCAAGTAATGATTGGACTCATGACTGGAATACCAGTGTGGTTAGCCCCCTACAGCCTAGCCCATGTGACAACCCTAACCCGCCGTGGTGGTGTGACGAACCGCAACCAGTCCCGCTCGAACCAAACATTTTAATAATTGTTGGAATGTTCATATATGGAATTGCTCTCTTAGCTCAGTCGGTTAGAGCACCCGACTCATAATCGGTAGGTCCTAGGTTCAAGTCCTAGAGGGAGCACATGCACTCGTAGCTCAGCTGGATAGAATTAAATATTTTATCCTTATATTTGCTACATGGTTAAGAGAAAATGCCCTAGATGCAATCAAGAGAAGACTCTGAATGACTTCTACAACAGGAGGGGCAAAAAGGGCAATTCGGTTTATTGCAAGTCTTGCACTTGCGACCAAACAATTGAGCGTCAACGAAAATTTAAACGCAAATGCATAGAATACAAAGGAGGTAAGTGTGAGTCCTGCGGTTACGATAAGTATGATGGGGCTTTAGAGTTTCACCACAAAGACCCTTTAAAAAAAGATTTCAGCATAGCTAATGCTAGGTTGACTTCGTTTTCAGACAAGGTAAAAGAAGAGCTAGACAAGTGCTTAATTCTTTGCTCTAACTGTCATAGAGAGGAACACGCCAGACTCAAAGGTAATCTGCCCCTATAGTTTAACGGATAAAACTTCGGTCTTCTAAACCGACAATCTTGGTTCGATTCCAGGTGGGGGTACTAATTGGAGTTAAATTTAAACAACATGCCAGACTTATATTGTCCAGAATGCGGTAAGGAACGCTTTGAGCGATCGCTTACTATGAAAGTAAAAGACGGGGAGACCTACTATGTAGAGGGTCAGTGTGAATGCGGGGAGCAAATGAAACTTACCAACCCTAAAACAGGCGTTGCTTCCTTGGGAAAAATGGGTAGATTTGGGAAGAGTTACTGATGTCCACGATTATAGACATAGAAGGATATGAAACTAAGGGGATTAAGATCGACCCTAACGGTACAGAGGGAGACGTTATCGAACTCCACGGGCTACTCGTGGTACTTCCGAAAAAACCACCCCGATCGCAGATTCTCTTCCATGACCTACCAAAGGCAATGCAGTTGTGGAAGAGGATACCTATGCCAGAGGAATTGCAGCGGATACGCAGTATGGATGAGTGGCTCGAAAAACCTTCCGAATTTCGCAAAAGATTTCGTTCTTACATCGAACAAGAGTTTCAGCGTAGGCGCGACGGTGTGTGGTTTTACAATAATGGGGTCCCTACGTATATTACAGGGCGACACTATATGTTTCTTCAATGGTCTAAAATTGACATCGGATACCCATCATACCTTGCTTTCCAGAGAGAAATCTTTCTCCACATGGCTGCGTGCGAAGCTGATCCTCGTTGTTTCGGTCAGCTTTATACTAAGTGTCGTCGTTCTGGCTACACTAATGTATGCTCTGCTGTCCTTGTTGACGAAGCTAGTCAAGTTAAAGAGAAGCTTCTCGGCATTCAGTCGAAGACTGGTAAGGATGCGCAGGAGAATATTTTCATGAAGAAGGTGGTTGCGATATTTCGCAGCTACCCGTTCTTTTTCAAGCCTATCCAGGATGGTACCACAAACCCCCGTATGGAGTTGGCGTTTCGCGAGCCGTCTAAGCGTATCACAAAAAAGAACAAGACCTCACAGCGCGGCGATGCCCTTAACAGCGCTATAAATTGGAAGAACACAACGAATAACGCATACGACGGTGAGAAGTTACATATGTTGTATCTCGATGAGGCTGGCAAATGGGAGAAACCAACAGACATCCGCGAAGCCTGGCGTATCGAGCGTACTTGTTTGATCGTTGGTAAAAGGGTGGTTGGAAAGGCCCTGGTGGGTAGCACCGTAAACCCTATGAATAAAGGCGGCGAGGAGTATAAAGGTCTGTGGCTTGATTCAGATCCAAACGAAAGAAACAACAACGGTCGCACCAGGTCTGGTCTGTACCGAATCTTCATACCAGCATATGATGCGTTGGAGGGTTTCTTCGACAGGTATGGGAATCCTATTGTAGACAATCCAGAAAACCCCGTGGAGGGCATCGATGGCGAGATGGTGGATCAGGGTAGTAGGAAGTACCTAAAGAATGAGCGACACTCGTTTAGAAACGACCCGTCTGAGCTCAACGAGATTATTAGGCAGTTCCCGTTTACCGAGGACGAAGCGTTTAGAGATAGTATCGAGGGCAGCTTGTTTAATATTGGTAAGATATACCAGCAGATAGAATATAACGAAGATCTGTACCCAAACCCAGTGGTTCAGGGTAATTTTATCTGGAGAAAAAAAGACGAAGAGGTGGTTTTCTCACCTGATCCAAACGGAAGGTTTCGTGTAGCCTGGTTGCCACCCGACCACCTTAGGAATAAAAAGGCAGAAAACAGAGGGAAAAGGATCGCCCCAAATTCCCATATAGGCGTGGGCGGGGTTGACTCCTATGACCTGGACGCCACGGTTGACGGGCGGGGGTCAAAGGGGGCCCTGCATCTATACAATAAATTTAGCATGGACGCACCACCCAACATGTTTGTTGTGGAGTATGCGTCAAGACCAGATCTCGCAAACATTTTCTATGAAGATGTCCTGATGTGTGCGTTTTTCTACGGGTATCCACTTTTGATAGAAAATAACAAATACGGAATTGCAAGGTACTTTGAATCAAGGGGTTACGATGGCTACCTGATGGATAGGCCAGAACACCTAAAGGCTGCCTCCTCTATGGGTACAAGGACAAAAGGAATCCCCTCTAACTCACAGGATGTTATTCAGTCTCACGCCCACGCTATCGAAGCGTACATCCATGATCATGTAGGTATGAACATAGAGAGCGGAGAAATGGGTAATATGTTTTTTAATAGAACCCTGGAAGACTGGATAGGATACAAGATAGAGAAAAGAACAAAGTTTGACCTTACAATTAGCTCTGGGTTAGCCTTGCTTGGGGCCCAGAAAGTGAAAAAAGATAGACCCCCTGCTGACTTCTCTGATAAGGAGTTTTTTAGGAGATACAAGCCAAAAGCCTGGCACTCCTAGTTTTACTATATTTGCATTGAGTTAAAATAACTCCACTCATTGCAATGCAGAATTACACAGATAAAAAGTCCGCTGGGTTTCCAGACCCTATGGCGCCATCCCAGGAAAAGGAAGGTAAGGCTTACGGACTAAAGTACGCTAAAGCCATATACCATCAGTGGGGAAAGATGGACCAGGAAGGTTCTGTGTTCAGGAAGCGCAGAAGAACGTTTGAAAAGAACAGGTCCTACGCAAACGGAACCCAAGACACCACGATATATCGGCAGTTGCTGAACTCGCTCGACCCAAATAACGGCGACGGGACCATGCTAAACCTGGATTTCTCTCCAGTTCCTATCTTACCCAAGTTCGTTCGGATTGTCGTAAACAAGATTCTTTCGCTTTCGCCATATCCAAACCTTGAGGCTATTGACCCGCTGTCTTCGTCGGAAAAAGACGCAGAAAGAAGAAAGATGGAGATGTTGATCCAGGCTAAAAACGAGCTAGCCAAGATCGAGAAAGAAACAGGGGTTTCTATCGGGATGAAATCAAGTGACATCCCTGAAACCCTTGAAGAAGCAGAGATATTTATCGGCAATAACATCAAGTCATCATCGGAGATTGCTGCACAGATAGCCACAAACCTGACGCTAGATTGGAATAACTTTAATGACAGCACGCTTCGTCGATGCGTAAACGATTTGGCTGTATTGGGCATGGCGGTTATAAAAAGAACCAACGACCCAGGCTACGGCATTAAAACTGATTACGTCGATCCTGTATCCTTTGTTCATAGCTACACGGAGGATCCAGATTTCGAGGATATGATATATGCTGGACACATCAGACGTATGCCTATTCACGAGCTAAAGCGTCTTGCTGGCGATTCATTTGATGAAGAGCAGTACAAAAAGATAGCGGAACAGGCAGCGAAAAAATACAACTACGACGCCAGCAAGTTGTCTGAACGTATGTACGACAGACAGGTAGATAAGACAACGTTTGGGTACGACGAGTTTATGATCGAGGTACTTGACTTTGAATTCAAGTCAGTTGATTGTGAGTATTACGAGTCGAAACAGAGCCGATACGGAAATGTCGGATTTTATTCCAAGGGTCAAAATTATAAGCGCCCGCAGAACTCTATCTTTGATCGAGACGTAACAAAGCTTGAGATCGAAACGATCTATGGCGGCAGCTACATCCTTGGGACCGAGTTTATCTTTAACTACGGGAAGCAGCACAACATACCAAAGAATATACACGATATCTCTAGGGCGCACTTGTCGTACTCTGTTTGCGCGACAAACATGTTGGACATGGTGCCTAAATCAATGGTTGACAGCTGCATCGGTTTTGCCGACCAATTACAGATCACACACCTGAAGATCCAGCAGGCTGTCGCCAAGGCAAAGCCAGACGGCATCATAATTGATATCGAGGGTCTGGAAAACGTACAGCTTGGAAAGGGAGGTGAGTTGCAGCCGCTTGAGTTGCACGATATCTACGAGCAGACAGGTGTCTTTTACTACAGAAGCAAGAACCCAGAGGGAGGCTTCCAGAACCCACCAATTAGAGAGATAGGGAACAGCATAAGAAACATAAACGAACTTATTGGTCTCTACAATCATTACTTAAGGATGATTCGTGATGCCACTGGCATTAACGAGGTTATGGACGCTTCCACGCCTAAGTCAGACGCCCTTGTTGGTGTTAGGCAGCAAGCCCTTGCGGCTGCAAATAATGCTATTTACGACATCACGAACTCCTCTATGGTGTTGTACAAAAAGGTTTGCAGCGACGTGGTAAAATGCTTGCAGGTAATACACCCAGAATCGATCCTTTATAGTATTTACGAGAACGCAATAGGTAAAGAAAACATGCGTGTTCTTAGCTCGTTCAGGAACCTTGCTATGTACAACTTTGGGGTTCGGGTAGTTAAGGAGATGGAGGAGGCGGAGCGTCAGTACCTGGAGCAGAATATCCAGATAGCGCTATCTCAGAAAGAGATCGACCTAGAGGATGCTATTGCGGTACGTCAGCTCAAAGATATCAACCAGGCAGAAAGACTGTTAATTGTTCGCAGGAAAAAGCGTATCGCTATGAACCAGCAGATCGCTATGCAGAACTCGCAGCAGCAGGCTCAGATTCAGCAGGCCTCGGCTCAGGCTACGTCTCAGGCCAAGCAGCAAGAGATGCAGATGCAGGCTCAGCTAAACGCTCAGGAGATGCAACTTAAGATGCAACTTGAAGCCCAGCTTGAGGAGGTGAAGCATCAGTTTAGAAAAGAGATTGAGATGATTAAAGCGCAGGCTACGCTTGGCTTTAAAGAAGACGACAAGAACTTTAAAGAAAAGCTCGAGGTTCTTAAGGAAGACAGGAAGGACGAGCGTGTGAAGAAACAAGCTACAGAGCAGAGCAAACTCATCTCACAGAGACAGGGGGATCGAGGGGAGCTACCAGAAGAATCAGGAGATATTACATCACAGATATTAGGACAATAAGATGGCTAACAAACTTAATTTAGACCAATCCCAGAGAGTAGATATCGTTTGCAGAAAGAACGATACGTTTGCCTTGAAACTACAGATCAGCGATGAGAACGGAACTGCTGTTAACTTGTCTAGCGGGTGGAGCTTCAATATGGATGTTCGAACAGCAGATACAGATAACACACTTGCAACGAACCGAATAATGTCTACTGGAATCACAACCCCTACTGATGGTGCTATTCAGGTTGATTTAATAACTGGTGGTGCTTCTGGGGAGGTTGTGTTCACTTGCTCAGCCGATGATATGGGGGTTGCTGCTGGTCTTTACGTATACGACATACAGCAGGTAGACACCAGTGCTGATCCAGATATCGTAGAAACTATCCTGTACGGTACTTTCCAGATTAACGAAGACATTACGATTACAGCCTAATGGCCCGTGTAAAAATCCAGATAACAACCCCATCTAACAATGTGATCAAGGTGTCGCCTGGGGTATCTGCGCTCTCTAGCGTGCAGCTGTATTTAAACGAGCTTATTGACGTTAATACGCAGCATGGGGCTGACGGGTATGTGCTTACGCAGCAGGCAGACGGCACCTTCGCTATGGAGGCCGTGGCTACGACGCTTGCAGATTTAAGCGACACGAATATACCAAGCCCACAGGGGGGTGACTCACTCGTGTATGATGCAGACTCTCAGAAATGGGTACCTGGGGGTGTAAAAAGCGTAAACGGTCAAGAAGGAGACGTAGTTATTACAATCCCGTCCCCGCCTCCTACGCCTGGGATTAGCGGACTTGCGGATACGAACATAACAAATCTTCAGGACGATCAGATTATTCGCTATGACTCTGCTAGCGGTAAATGGTTGAACGAAGACTTAGAGGCCTTACCGTCTGGTGGAACTACTGGTCAGGCGCTTGTAAAAGCCAGTAACACCGATTACGACGTTACCTGGGATGACATTGCTGTGGACGTTCAGTTCCATCAGCGCTACGCTACCGAAGCAGAGACGCTACGTTCAGGAGCTACGGAAACGGTCGAGCTGTACTATACGGCGCAGGCGGACGGCGACGGCTTAAGCGAATCGGCATCGAGCGACACGCCTACCAGCGGCTACGATATTCGGCGAAAGTTGTACTACGCTGAGAAGGCGCAGGCAGACCCCGACACGTCAGCTGATTGGACTCAGTTTACCGCCATCGCCGACAATACGACATTTAACAACGCGAAGGCGGCTTTACTTGCTTACCTGAAGGAACGCACGGGCGGCACTGTACCGATTAGCCTCAAAATGACGTGGGAGGAGGTAGCACAAGCGCCCGCGTTCACGGGGCTTTTGAATGAGAGCTACGGAAGCGGAGCAGAGGCGGCGTATTCCACCCGTCGATTGAACGGCAACTACTCAGGCGATTGTATGACCATTCGCAGAGGCTCGGACGGCACTACAACGAGCATCGGATTCGTAGGTGAGGAGATTGATGAGGCAGCCATTGAAACCTTTTGCACGGGAACAACGTGCACGGTTGCTACTTGGTTTGACCAGTCAGGTAACGGAAATAACGCAACACAAGGGGACTCAACCAAGCAACCCACTATCTACACGGGCGGACAGCTTGTGAAGGAGGGCGGAAGGTTGGCATTAGATTTTGACGGCTCAAATGATTACCTCGATTTTACTCAAATAGATTTAACAGGCGATTGTTTGATAGCTCACATCGCAACCCATAGCTTCGGAGATTCTGCTTATGGAGGCCCGTCGGGTAATTTTGGAGCGTTTGAAGCTACCTCAACACAATTTCGCTGGCGATTTAGCGGTGCGACGTATTACGCCACTATTCCGACAACAACGGCGGGCGACCAATATCTATCACTTTTTAGAAGAGAAAGCGGAACTGCGAATATGAGTTATGACGGAGTTGATACTACTTCGCAGGCGCTCAGCGGCACGGGTTCTTTCTCTGTTTTAGGTGCTACGGCAACAAATACTGGTTGGCTGTCTGGAAAAGCGCAAGAATATATCTTTTATACTTCAGCGAAAACCAGCCAAGACCGAACAGACATTGAAGGCAACATCTCCGCGTACTTTCAAAGCGCGAAACTCTTAGACGAACAATACGGAGAGGGTGCGGAAGCGGCTTACTCGACTCGACAACTGCGACGGGATCAAACCGAATGTATGGTAATTCGCAGGGCTTCGGATTCGACGACTACCACAATTGGCTTTGACTCAAACGGTAACATCGACGAGAGCGCGATAGAAACGTTTTGCACGGGCACGACGTGTACCGTGGTAACGTGGAAAGACCAAAGCGGAAACGGTAACGATGCGACGGCGGCGAGCGGTAAAGAGGCGGCGATTTACACGGGTGGCGCGTTGGTAAAGGACAACGGTAGATTGGCGTTAGATTTTACTAATGATTTTTACGAAATTGATGAAACAGGCTTAAACATTGATGAAATAAGCTCATTTGTTGTTGGTCGATTTGACAATACAGGAACGACAAACCAAACGATGTTTGCGCTTTCTGACGATACAACGAACGCTCGATATTATGCGCCGTTCAAGGCGGGAAGTATCCACACCTTTGGTTATGCTTCATCTTTTAACGCTGTAAACCTTGACTACAACACCGACCGCCGTTTGTTTACGGGAATTGCAGGCTCAACAATCGGCAACTTTAGCGGTTTTGAAAATGGAGTACTACAAGGAACAGCAACGCGAAGCAGCTACGCAATGAGCGGAGTTGTAGGGATAGGGGGTATGCGAAATTCTAATGGATTAGAGGGCAACATTCAAGAAGTTATTTATTACAACGCCGACAAATCCACCGACCGCGCCTCCATCGAATCCAACATTGCCGATTACTTCACCCAAAACACGCCACTGCTCGACACGTACTCAGGGGCGGCGGCTGCTTATTCCTTGCGGCTTTTGGATTCGACGTATACAGGGAGCGCGGTAGAAGTTTACAACGGCTCGTCGTATGCGGACATCGGGTTTAACGTATTCGGCGAGTTGGATACGGTTGCACTTGCTGCGCATTGCGGAAGTAACGACGGGTTCGTGAGTAAGTGGTACGACCAATCGGGAAACAGCAACGACGCGGCGCAAGCGACTACGGCGAATATGCCGAAGATTTACGACGGGACTACGGGCGTGGTGACGGAGAACGGGAAGCCAGCGGTCGATTTTGACGGGAGCGATGATAGATTAACTTCAACCGTAAACTTTACTTTTAGCGGTGCGAATTTTATGGTCGGTAGCAATCAATCTGGAAGTTATGAATTTGCATCTTCTTTAACAGAAGATATTGACAATAACATTCAAATGTTCTTTGACGCTCGCACAAGCCCAAAAAGATTGGTAAGATATGTCGATAATTCCGTAGCTTCTTTTATTGACCTTGATAGCCAAATTACACAAGGCTCGCAAACTTTGTACGCATATAATAACGATAACGGTACTTTGCGCGGATATGTCGACGGCACAGCGGTAACAGGCACTATCAGTTTCAACAGTATAACCGCCACAAGTATTGATTTAGGTTATTTCGGTTTATCTGAACAGGTAAGAATACAGGAATGTATATGGTGGTCATCCGACCAATCCAGCAACCGCACAAACATTGAGGACAACATAAACACCTTCTATAACATCTACTGATGAACGGATACATCATAGTTTTACCAACCGCCACGCAGACAAGCGAAGCACGGGCAAAGCAAATCACGCGAGAACTCTACAACATCTCGCGTCCCGTTCTCATTCAGGCAGAAGGCGAAAA